ACGCCATGAAAGGCTGTTACGTCTTCAAGGTGGTCCAGGATGCACAGTATCGAAGACTTAAAGCAATATACACAGCTCCATGGGTCCAGGCCATGGCTCACCTGATCAACAGCAAGAAGCCGGACGTCTTCAGGTGGCATGATTCAGGAGATGTACAGGATCTAGAACATTTAAATAAAATATATGAAGTCTGCAGGTTAACACCTTCGAAGCGGCACTGGATGCCAACACGTGAAGCGTGGATCAAGGACCATCTCAACAGGGCACCTGCGAATCTGGTCATTAGGTTTAGCGCGCCCATGGTGGACCAGGCAGCGCCTGCCAGCTGGCCAAACACCAGCACCGTGGTGACAGCTCAGGCTACGTGCCCGGCGCCTCATCAAGACAATCAATGCAAAGACTGTAGAAATTGCTGGAATAAAGAAATTAAAAATATATCATACGGCCAGCACTAATGACATACCACAGCCCCAAGTACTGGAAAGAAATGAAAGCTCTCAGGAGGAAGCATCAAGCTTCAAGCTCCAAGCTGCAAGCCACAAGCCAACCTAAACCAGAACCTAGTTCAGGTTCTGAAGCTCCAAGCAACAAGCCTCAAGCTCCAAGCTACAAGCAGCAAGCTTAGGCTGCAAGCCACAAGCTACAAGCTCATCGATCCTTGATCCAGGGATCAAGTAGTATTGAAAAAGTTTCGAGGACCTTTGACCAAGGGCCTCGACAAGGATAAATGTATTCTTAGGATGGGTCTTATGGAAGGCAATTTGATGGGGGGAAATTTTAATTTTATTCCCTTTGGTACACTTTAATTCTACTGTGAAAAAGGTGCCAGAATTATTGTAGCCCAATAGATCAGGAGTCCCCAAACTGCTAAGGTTTTCAATCCTAATCCACAAAATATCTTTGGAAACTTTACGTAGTTTTTTATATAATTTAGCCTCTGGGCCCATACAGTTTTTGAGGGAATATTGTCATCCATTTAATAATCTTTCTGAAGCTTTTCAGGTAAGATTATACTCGATGGTTCTTTAGTTTTTAAAACTAATCTATGTGCTGTATGACCTTTGAAACCTACAACGGGAACAGAATTCTCATGCACTTCCATTCTTCTCACGTCATACAATGTGCCATTAACTTCACAAAGTATTACAGCATTCTTTACAGCATCCGATCCGGCTGTGAAACTAGATAAAAATTGTTGTAAGTCTTGTACTCTCATAATCCTGCTTTTCGTAAAATCTCTCTATAGTCTTCAACTTGTTTTGCAAGATATTTATTGTCTCTTTGTAATTCTTTCATCTCAGGAGAGTTATTTCCAATTCCTTTTAGGAGGGCCATTTCATTTTGAAGTTCTTGGTTCTCTTTTTTTAAACTGACATTACTTCTGGCAAGTTCTTCTACTATCTTTTTAGTGCCATCTAATTGATTCTGAGTTTTAATCCACTCAGATTCCTTCATTTTCCACTTCCAAAGCTCTTTCTTATGTTCGTCAATAAGAGCACTTAAATCTAATTCTCCTCGATCATCTTTCATATATTGACTTTATAGGATAGTTCCCTTAAATTGTCAATATGGGAGTTCCTAAAAGATTAACAGAAATGCAACAAAGATTCGCCGAGTTTTTAGTATTCGGTGGACCTGATGGACCTATGTCTAAACGTGAGGCAGCTGTTGCAGCAGGCTATTCACCTGACCGTGCAATGCGAGAAGGATCTGAATTAACTAACCCAAGATATTCACCATTGGTAGTAAAATATATTGGTGAGTTAAAAGAAGAAAGACTTAAAAAACATGAAGTGACATATGAAGGACACGTAGCAGAACTCGCTAGGTTGAGAGAAGCCGCTTTGAAAAAAGGTTCTTTCTCTTCTGCTGTAAACGCTGAAGCCAGTCGTGGAAAGGCAGCAGGATTATACATAGACAGAAAAATAATAAAAACAGGTAAATTAGAAGAGATGACAGAAGAACAACTAGAAGCAAAAATGAAACAAATTTTAGACGACTACGCACCTCTTTTAAATGCGAAGACTGTTGAAGGTGAAGCATTAGAAATTAAATCTTCTGAATCTTCCTCACCCACTGACGAGGTATCATCGTCCGATCACCAAAAGAAAAAGAACCATCATCTTCCCGATCAAAAGAAGCAAAAAGTTTAATAGCTTTATCATCTTTAGAATATAACCAACCTTCATTGATTGGTCTTGCTAACCTCATCTTATCAAACTCCCTATCAGTAGCCCAGCCAGAGTCGCTCACACAATCGATCCACTCCACCCTGACTTTAGGATAAGGTATGTCGGGAGTTCCAAATGAGGCAACAGCTTTTCTTCTTTTCTTAGGCATATAAGAGTTCTACCAGATAATTCACCTAATGTTAACCGGTTTCGCGCGCGCGAAAGGCACCACAGGTATGGACATTATATAATGTCCAGTTAGAGAAAAAATGTCCACTAAAATGTCCACTAAAATCGATTAAAAGCATTGGTATTGCTATCTTTTTTTCTTTTTGGACATAAAGACACTTTTTTTTCACGTTTTT